CAATAGGACCAGTGTTGTATAAGTTACCGTTAGCGATAGCTTGGTTATATCTTTCTAAGTTTAGTTTCTCTAGTTCGTCTTTAGTTAGTAAAGATCCGTCTGCGCCTCTTGCCATTGTTATTTCTCCGTTTTAGTTTCTTTTTCTACAGGCATCTCGAATAGATCCTGTACGATTATTCTATCAGCTCTTAGTTGTTTAATCATATCGCCATTTTTAGTTTGTTTCAACCCCTTGTCAATCAAAGTTAGTATCTTTCCAAGAGCCATCTTTGTAGCAGGAGAGTTTACTCCTCTTGCAACCAGCACTGAAGTGCCAATAAGACTCAAGCCACCAGCAAATGCTGGCATTACAGCATACGAAGCTCCAACAGCAGATATACCACCTGCAACCGCAAACGCCCTATTAGCACCCATTTTTAAATCTAAAACTCTACTTACGTTTTGCCAAGCTCTGCCTAGAGAGTGTTGAGCGCTCTCAATAGCTTTAGGCTTCATCATATCAGTTGCACGCCATAAGCTAGACTGTTGAGCTAAAGATTGCCTTACGCCTTTATCTGGCACAGCATCGTGAATAGACTTGTTGATAGTTCTACGGAGTGTATTAATAGCTGTCTTTTGAGCTGACTCTCTACCTGCATTAAATGCCAAGTCTTTACCTTCTTTTCTTAGTTGAGCATCAAAAGCTTTTCTTGCGGATAATAAACCAGCAGGTGTTGGAGGGTGTTCAGAGATGAGTCTTTTTGCAGTTGCAACATAACCCTCAAGAAAATTCATAATATCTTTATCTTTTGTAATAGAGATATTGTTCTTTAGTAATCCTGCCATATCATCGTCAATACTTTTAAAAACAAAGCTATTCGGAATGCTGATATTGCTATTTTTCAAGCTAGATTCTAATCCTTTAGCTATCTTTATATTCTCATCTCGAATAACATTTAGATTGTACTGATCACCCCTATGATATTTAATGCCTTTAATCTTAGAAACATTGTTAATCATCTCTTTTTCAGACGCATTGGGTATAACGTATGTTCTTTTATTAATTCCAGTTTGATTGGTTCGCATGATCATATCTTCATCTAGCTTCCCAGGAAAAAGCATATCTTGAACCTTGTGCGCCCTAGTCTTTGCTTTCTGAGCAACTGCTTTCTCTTGTAAGCCTTTACCCCAGTGTTGACTACGACCAAATGAAGGAACAGGATCATTGTTTACTTTAGTTTTGTAAGGTGTAAATAGAACAGCCACATTTACTACTGACTCGAAAGTCTTCGCATCTTGTGGGTTTTCTTTTTTCCATTTAGAATACGAAGCATAGCCTTTTCCAAATGCCTCTGAAGCAGCTTGACCAGCCTGAGAGTCCATAACCCAGGCGGCTGCCTCTTTAATACCATCAGCAGCGCCTTCATATTCTTCAGGAAAAGCATACTCTAAGCCATCGCCAATAGTCTGGAACGTATGAACTATACCTTCGCCTATTACATCACCAGCAAATCCAGCATATTGACCAGCTGTTTGCGCTAATCCAGTAAGTACACTAATTTCTCCAGGTTTATGTACGCCACTAATTTCATTAAAGATATTCGCAGTATCTTCTCTAGTCGCAAGAATTGCTTTTTTTCTTTTATCCCAAGCTGTGCCAATACCATCAATAAATGTTGGGTCGGTATCAGCTGGTTCAGGTCTAGGTTCACGAACAAACCCTGGTGGTAGATTATATCCACCAGTAGTAACTCCAGGCTCTACCTTGATAAATCCCTCTGGTAATTCAAACGCCATAATAACTCCTATTTAGGTACGTTTACTTCACGACCATCTAAGTACATCTTTCCAGTCTCAGGGTCAAACATATATGTTTTTCCATCTTCACCAATTACCGCAATAGCGCCTTTAGGCACTTTAGTTTTTTTAAATCCTTCAAGATTAATAAGTGGGACTTCCTCACCTGTATATTTGCTATATTTATCAAAGCCACCTTTTGTAACTTTGTTATTGTACTTTTCGATAATCTTACGACTAATTCTTTGCCTGATTTTAGTAAGTTCCATGATAGCTTTAGAGTCCATAGACTTCTCACCAGTCATAACTTTAAGTAAGAACTCACGCTCTGCTGGTGTATCTAAACCTCTAGCACCGATTCCTAATTGTTTAATCATAGGGAATACATCACTACCAAGTAAAGCCTCTAGTAACTGCGTTCTTGAAGCATATCCGCTAGAAACACTACTACCAGCCATAGCAAGCACTCTTGAAATGTTAGTCTTAAATTCAGCAAACACTCCAGTATGTAACTCACCTTTCTCCAGTAAATCTAAAACACGATTAGTCTTTTCAATAGTGGCAACAGCACTCGAAGCGTTTGTAATTAATGCACTGTTCTTTTCTACCAAATCTTCCATAGCTTTTTCTGCAAACTTAACTTCACCTCTTTCAGCAGCTCCAGCTCTAACAGTTTCTTTATAAGAAGCCAAAGATTGCTGTTTACAAGTTAATCCATCGTCATTAGGTGTAGGGTCATTCCAATCACAGCCGATAATATCAGCGTGTTTTTGAATGTCTTTTCCTCGTGTTGTATCGTCATCAGGCTTCAACTCTTGAGCCATCTCAAATGCCTTTTCATACTCAGCCATAAGACCAGCATTCTTTAGATCATTAGCAACAGCCATAAAGTCTTCATAAGACTCAGGATTAGGATGTAGTTGCATTAGCTCTTGAATCTTAGCTTGTTTAGCTTCGGCTTGAGGTAAAGCTCCGAAAGCTCTACCAATACCTTGCCCTAGCATACCGCCAGCTTCACCAGCTACAGCAGCCATAGTTTTGTAACCACCTAAAGCAGCAGCATCATAAGCAGCCTTTCGGCTTGCATCCATATCTTCTTGACGTGCGTCATACACACTTCCAAACATTGATTGTGCCATATTATTCTCCGTTATCTTTTTGGTGTTGGTACGTTTCCATACTGTGTTTGGGTCATTTGAGTAGGAACATAAGAACCACCGCCACCATAAGGAGTTACAACATTTCCACTATAATTTCCATATTTAAACGGTGTAGAGGTTTGGAACATACCACCCCAGTCTGCACCAGCTATAGATCTGCCAACACCACCCCATAGGTTAGCATCAGTAGCACCAACACCCATTGCAGCCTGTGAGCGTAAATCAGCACCTTTAGATGCAATAGATGACATTTGAGAGCCGATACCACGACCTAGGTTAGCATACTCTAACGGCATTCCACCAATAGTCTTGGCTGTGTCTAAATCACTAGCTTCTCTTGAGCGCATTAGATCTACATAGCCTTGCTCTTCTTTAGATCTATCTCTGAACATTCCTGTTCTTTGATCTTCTTGAGCAGCACGAAGTCTGTAAGTATCTTCTTCTTGTTGAGCTTCTCTACCTCGACCACGATAAATATCAGTCATTTGTTGAGCTTCTCTACCCCTACCTCTGTAAAGGTCTGTCATTTGTTGGGCTTTGTCTAAACTATCATATTGAGCTTGTAAATCGACCTGACCTTGAGACTTTCTCAAAGCTTCAATCTCACCAGCACCACCTGTAGAGCCTAGTCTACCTTGCGCTAACAATCTCGATTCTTGAGATAATCTAGCTTTCTCTTGCTCTGGAGCATAGATAGCCTTTTGCATATCATAGAACTTCTTACCAGCAGCCATAGGATCGCCTTCCAGTTGAGAAGCGTATCCCATCTGTTTAGCGTAATCAGCTTCAGTGCCAGCAATAAGACCTTTTTGTTTAGCAAAGTCAGCTTGTGCGCCTCCAACTCTAGCCATCTGATCGTCATATCTACCTTCAGAGCCTCTTGCTAAACCTCGTTGTCTTTCAAATTCAGACTCAAAGCCAGCTCGCTCACCACGTTGGTCGGCATAATCACCAAACTTTTGGTCATATACAGACTTCCATTCATCAGATAATCCTAGTGTTGCTTCTCTAGTATCTTCATCAAACTCAGCTGAACCGAATAGACCAGTTGTTGACCAAGGTAATGATTGTTGATAAGCTAGCTCTGCTGCTCTCTCTTGAGCTTGGGCAGATGTTCTGGCTGCACTTTTTGCACCTTGTCCTGCTATTAACGCCCCACCTATTGTTGCTACTGCGCCCCATGTCATAATACTACTCCTTAATCTTTTTCAGATAATAAATTTAATTCTTCTTCAGAAGCAACAAAGCCCATTTCTTTATAGTTTTTTGCAATTACTTCGTTTTCAATTTCATCCAGATTATCTTCACTAATATGCCTTGTTAAGTGAATTGTGGTCCAGATTGTTTCTTCTTCAGCGTAAACAGCTCTTTTTAATCCAACTTCCGATACAAATGTACAGGGAGCTGTGTAATACTTTTTACCATGTTCCGTTACTACTGACACTTCACCCTTGGAGATGATATTTATATGTGCGTGCTTGTGTATCTTACCTACGATAACAGTGCCTTTAGGTATTGTCATCTCTCTAGCGTAAGTACCACAGCCATACTCATCGACAACAGGTGAGAAATAATGATTCAATGTGCAAGAATCCATAGTATCTTCAAGATTTCCTTTTGAAATCTCATCTTTCATCGACATTTCCAGATTAACAACCTTCTGACGCTGTCTTACCTTATGTAGCGAGTTTTCTTCGCCACCACAGTAAGGAACAGGGTTAGAGTTATGCTTATCTACGTCTTTCATTAAATACCTGTGTATTGTAAAACAACTATATCGCTATATATAATAGCGGGGTTCGAGAGTCCGTTATGGCTAATGGTAATATTCTCATTAGATGAAGAATTATTAACCCACATTGACAAACTTGTTTCGGCATAATACCAACCAAGTCTCTCAAATACTTGTGATGCACTTGTAGTTACATCTGCTGAAACATAAGCGGAATTAGCACCCACGTTTCCGAATTCATTACGTGCAATTATTGCAATCTCATTTGGAGCTAGTGTGGTGGTTGCTGTATAGGTATAGTTATCTCCCCCCCCATCTCCATTATTAGTTAGTGTACCTGAAACACTTCTATCAATATTCCACTCACCCGGTAACACCATAGAGTGTGAATAACTAGGTTTAGTTGCGTTTTGGGTATGACCACCACCACCAAAGCTAGCTTGTGTACTAGTAACATCTTTTAGTTGTGTTGTAGAATGGCCTAATGAAACAGCGAGTTGACCCTTATAATCCTGTCCATCAGTATTATGTCCATAAGATGCGCTTTCATAAGAATCTTCCTCGGTTATGGTTGTATTATTTACTTTTAATGTGCTGATGGTAGATGGCGCGTCATCACCGTACTGCATAAACACAGCGGTTGTAGTTGGTGACGTGCTTAAAGGGGAGGAAACACTACTAAGACTGTAACCACTAAATGTTTCAGTATGAGTACCCACTCCGCCATCACCGGCTATATTAGACTTTGTTTTTCTAAGAGACCCTAGACTAGAGGTGCTTGTACCCCACTGACCTCTAATGAACAAGTTCCAATTATCGTACAAACCTTGGGCAGCTTCAGTTGCTGTAGGTGCTTTAAACCATACATCAGTACCATTAACGTTCACCTTCTGAATATCAGTGTTACCATCAACAGTTACCTGTGTGATGTCTGTAGCAGAGCTGTTAATGTTTATATTCATTAGCTAGTAGTGATGTTTAATGTAGTGCCTGATACCCATATCTTAGCGTGACCAAATACAGTAGAGCTAGAACGTAATCCTGCATGAGAAGATAACTCACCATCAGTAGCTCTGCCGTTTAACTGTGTTTGAATACTAGAGGTTACACCATCACAGTAATCTAGTTCCGTAGTAGTAACACCTGTAGCTCTCAAGTCTTTGGCATAGTTTAGGTCATCTTTAGTACCTGTGAAGCCATCTAACTTATCAAGCTCTGCAACAGTTACGCCTGTAGCGTTTAAGTCTTTAGCGTAGTTAAGGTCTGAAACCGTACCTGTGAAGCCATCAAGTTTATTTAACTCAGCTACTGTAGAATTAATACCTAAACTGCCTAATGTACCTGAAACAGCAGTCTTAACAAAAGAGGTAGTAGCCACTTGAGTGGTGTCTGTATTTACAGGAGCTTTAGTAGCACTGAAAGACTCTGTAGCTGAACCATTTAACTCTGCTTTTGTATTAACAGCTGTCTGAACAGCAGTGAACTCTGTATTAAAGTCAGCACCTGATATTACTTTAGCTGGGTCTGAATCTGATAAAGCATCCTTACCCGACCAAGGTACTGTTATTGTGTAGTTACTCATCGTATTTTCCCTTGTTTATATAATAAAGTCATGTCCTGTAATGAGGCTACATAACCATTAGTTTCCGCACTCATTTCAATTTGAAGATGTTTAGCACTACCTGTTAGTGGGATATTGTATTCTTTTAATCCAAATATAGGAGTATATTTAGATGCTCCATATAAAGAAGTACTAGCTCCAAATAAAGATACACCACCAGCTGTTGTAGGATTTAGCAGTAAAGTAGATGTCTTGGAAGGTGTTTGACTGAAGTCTTTATACCATCTTACACTTACATTAGTACCTGAGCCACCGCTGATAACAGCCTTTAACTTCTTTAATAATGAAGCAGCAACAGAGTCACCTAAGTTAATCCAGATTGTTTTAAACAAACCTGTGTATGTATGAGCTGTATGAGTACCACCACTAACATATACTTTGTCAAAGTAACCTTCGTAGATAGAGACTCCTCCATCTTTCTGACCTGCTAGTAAACCCCTGGACTCGGTATAAACTAAACTAGTCGGGTGTCTATCTGAGTCAAATGACCAAGTAGTAACTCTAGGTGCGCCATTAGGAGTGTTATGCTTAGTATCAAATACATAAGTTATGCCTAAGTCCACGAAGGATAAGGCATAGATACCTTCATTCTGAATATAAACAGACTTAACATTAGAGCTTTGAGAGATGTTTCTAATCAGAGTATCTTTAATATTAATAGAGAACTCTTGTAAAGGAACTTTATCTAACTGAGTTGTTCTATTTAAAGAACGTAGTCCAGTATCAGATAAGAATAATAAATCATCACCTACAGCTATAACCGAGTCTCTTGAAGCACAGCCTATGCCTCTGATAACTTCATCTAAGGACATATTACTAGGGTCTGTAGGATTGTTATACAAGACAATGTTATGCTTACCGAAGATTACTAACTTACCATAAAAGGGCGCGATAGCTACAATCTCATCATTACCCCATACAGTCTTTAAATCTATAACACCAGCCAGTCCTGAACCTGTACTCCACTTATGACCTAGCAAGGTGTCAGAGTAATATACTACATCTTTAGATTCAGCTACACCTCCAACCCAAAGTCTACCGTAGTACCCCATACCACAACTAGGATTAAAGGTAGTTATACCAGTAGGGGATGTATATCCAGATACGTTCTCAATTAAAGACCAAGTTCCAGATGAATACCTAACTGGCTTATGTCCAGCTTGAAATCCGAAGGCTCTTCTATTAAAGTCTACAAACTCCCAGTCCGCACCAGTAGCACCAGTAGGATTAAAAGCGTTAGTCCAAGGAGCATCAGGTGTAGAGAAGTCAACAGTATATATAGTAGAACCTACACCTGCGAATATCTTAAAGTTAACCCCGTCCTTATGCTCAGCAACGGAACCTACTTTAGCAGTTGCTTTTAATACAAGCTGCTTCAGCCCTTTACGGAATGAAATACGCCCTGACTCTCTAAGTACGATATTCTCAGCCTTAGCCAGCCAAGATGGAGATAATGTAGAAGGATTAGCTTGAGTATTAAGTCCATCAATACCAATGTTATCTAACGGCTTATAGGATAGCTGCTTAGCCATTAGTTAACATACCAGTCATTCTCAAACTTAGCATTACCACTATCAATCATAATAGCTTGCTTCATAGCTTCAATAGCTTCTTGTGCTACTAATCCTGATTGAGAGCCACCGTCTTCACCACGCTCAGCAATAGCTCTAGCCCATGCACCTAGTACAACAGGCTGGATAGGTACTTTAATAACATCAGTAGCAGTCTTAGACTGACCTTGAGTCTTGATAATGTTTAAGTTAACACTTTGCACTGACGTAGGTACAGGATATAAATCAACATTCATATCAGGTACTCTAGTAACTACAACAGTAGAGCTGCCGTTCATTGCATAGTGGAGAGGTTCTCCAGTTGCTATATTTGCAATAGGGAAAGACTTGGCATTAAGCCACTCATTGTTTACTTGGGATAAGTGTTGACCAGTGTCTCTATTGATAACATCTAACACTTTAAAGTTAGTCCCAGCTCCAGACGTAGCATCACCTAAGATGTATTGCATCGTACCTGAGGCAGTAGTAATAGTGAAGGTCTCTCTTAAAGACAACCAGTCATGGTTAGACTCTACGAATTGCTTCGAGTCGTTAATCAGTGAGCCAATAACCTTTTGATAGTCAGTTACTGTTGATGAATCATTGATATTACCCGACCAATCGGTAGCAATGGTTTCCTCTCTCAACCTGATTAGCACTTCGTTAATTGCTTCTCTAAAGGTCATAGGATTCTCCGTTTAGTTACATTATAATACTATTTATGTAGTCATATCAACTACTTATGTTTAATTCTTACAGTTACAATCACATATTAGAGGTGACTGTGGCTGTGTCAGCTGCATCATCTGCTTTGGCATTGCCATTCCTTGTTGCATCCAATCGCCAAAGAAAGCGTAACTAGCTGTAGCTACTACCATTCCTATTACAAATACCACACTACACTTATTCATCATCTTTACGTCTACCGTATTTAGCTTTGGCATCATTGTAACCCCATCTTCTAATAAAGGGTACAGCAATCAGTGTTATCACCATATAAGCTATAAATGCGTATAAGGCTGTCATTCCCCATTCAGTGGCAATATGTACTGCCGCTTGTTCTTTAGTCTTTATATCAGCAATCTGAGGACTATCAGGTATCAATTCATCGTAAGCCATAGAGGTAGCTAGGTTAGCAACCGCAGGTATAGGTCCTGCAATTACATAAGCTACTCCTGTAGTAATACCTGTCTTAGCTATGTTCCTAAACTCTAGGGAGCTACAGCTAGACAGAAGTAACACTAGTAGTAAGCTACTTCTCCACACTTCTAGTCCACTTCTCAAGCTTCGAGCTGATGATATTACATAAGTACCTAATCTTATTAAGAATAGTTATCTTCACGTACCTACCTTTACTATCTCTCATACCTTGTGCTGTTCTAGCCATTTCTCCTCCTGAGTTATGAACAAGTTAAAAAAGTACCTACGAAGAGCCAACAATCAGGAATCAACACTATCGCGTAGATAGGAGTCATTTTTCTTTCGAACTTTCTCTAAGAAGGGTGTAAATCTGGTCAAACATCTTCTCAATCTTATCAATTTGA